CGTCCGGCTCTTCGGCCTCTTCCGTCGGAGGGCCGGCGAACGCCTCGACGTTCTCCTGGATCTTGCCGATGTTGCTAAATGTGTTAGAGATGCCCTCAGAAGACAACCCTGATAACGCTTGTGCCCCACTCATCCGCAAGTTAGCCTCCTGGACCCCTCCGCCGCTCTCTATGTTTGCCATGCTTGTCCTGGCCCCGACCGCGATATTGATAAACGGTATGAGCCTGTTTAGCTGCTCGTCTAGTCTCTTAGCCTCGAAGTCCTGCCCGAAGATCTGAGCGTTTTCCATGGCTCGGCTCGATACACCGCCACCGGAGGTCGTAGAAAACCCCGTCTGAAGCGCCTGAACACCCCTGTCGAACTCTCTTCCCTGTTGTGGGCTTAACGCCCCCGGTCCCTGCTCCAGGAGCCTCTGGGCGTCTTCTAGGGGCTGTAATCCGGCAAGGGGCTGTAGGATCTCTGAGGCAAGGCGGTTCCCTTCCTCCAGGCTGATGAGGCCCGCCGATACCGCGTCATTGATCGCGGTTATGTTCTCGGCCCTGACTTCCTTCTCGAAATCAAGGCGTTGGCGTTCTGCGCTCAGCTGGGCGTTTGTTGCATCCTCAGCAGCGCCCGATTGCTGAGAACTGGAATAAATAGTGGCACCAGCGGTGACGACAGCGGCGGTTCCTATGGCTACGGCAACGAAAGACATGCTTCACCTCCCTCGATCTCCGCGAGGTAGTCAGCCTCAGAGATAATGAACTCTTCCTCTATTTTGTCCAGATCCGTTTCTTCTGTCGGCAGTATGTTCATAAAGATCGCATCTTCGTGGCAGTACGCTAGTTTCTTCGTAAACGGGGCTGATGTGAAGAGCATAGGCCCCTTGATCTTTGATGTAGGTTGCCCTTCCCCCATGTAAAGAGACAATTCCCCACAAAGCAGAACATTACAGGCCGATTTCCGGTGCCTCTTACCCATGATAATGGTGCCTTTCGGTATGAATATCTGCCGTATGTAAATGCCCGCCGAAAAAGTATGTTCTAACGGAATGTCTACCTGCTCTTCCTGCTCGAGCATCACCTTTTCGATCTTTGCAAGGTCAAGCTGTTCCCGAAAGATCTCTATGTCTTTTTCCATCACACGATTTCCACAACGTCAAGAGAAACGGTTATTTGAGAAGCCCCGCCCGCTATGGCGCTGATGAAGTCTCCGGCCTCCAATACCTGGCCGACCATTTCGTGAAATCCGATTGTTTCTTTATTTCCAATCGGATATGCATTGTATATCTGCCTTCCATCTGCTACCGATCCGCCGGATTCGACCTTGTGAAACGTAATGGTCTGCGCCGTTGTGGTGGCATTACAGCCCGAGCACTTGATGATCCGCGCCGTAGTATTCACAGGGCACGTATACAGGGTCGTGTTCGCGGCTGGCACTTGAGCAAGATATGCGTTTTTTGGTGTTACGCTCATGGCACTCTCCTAGTTAGTGTGATCGTATTTTTAAAAGAATGTTTCCTAGATCAAATGCCTTGTTTGCGCTGGTAACGACTTCAAAGATAATTCCTTCGCTCGAAGCACCGTTGACGCTTTCGGTAAGGTTGTCTCTTTTCCATGCCCCATCCTCACCACTTACCGTTTGAATTTCGGTGTTGTGATCCGTGTTCATATCTACAACATACGCTGGAGGTGTGGGGGTTGCTCCGTTATTATAAGTCCAACCCGTTGCCTTGTGATGCCTAATACCAAAATCCGGCGTTGCGTCATTTGCTCCGCCCAACCATACGATCTCTACACCAACGAGCCGAAAATCTGTATTGTGATTATCCCAGTACTTGCAAAATCCGTAATTGCAAAGGAGATCCGGCCCCGACTGTTTCGCAATCGTTACCTGGCCGATCCATTTTTTTGATGTTTCGTAGTATGTTCCGGCAGCACCAGCGTCGTCTACAGTCAGGTCTTCCGTGTCTGCCGCCGTTCTCACGCCTGCATCGGTAATCGAAGTGCCCGTTACCCTTATTACCGTATCCACCCCACCGGATGCTCCGGCAGCCTGTACGAGAAAGGCATGAGCCGCATAGGAGGCGTTTGCGGTCCCGAGCGTGGTTGACGGATTGAAATCGTTGTCAGTCGCCCCAAATATATAATATCCGCCGTAATAGAATGTGCCACTCGCACCAGACGGTGACTTGAAGGACCACGATACTTCAGAGGTCAAGTCTGGGTCAGTGTCTCCCATAGGCAGAAGGGCTTCGGTGGCGATTAACTTCTGAACGTCAGAGATCATTCCATCGTACAGTTGAGGCGACGACAACGTCTCAATGCTTTTTCTTAATTCGTCGATCTCCTGCCCGTAGTCTCTCTGGATATCGAAGAGACCCGTTACTATAGCCACCTCCAGTTCGTCGGAATCGCCGGTGCTGAACCCGCCTACCCTGGTATATAGATTCAAGAAGAAGTCTTGCCATTGACGATCCATAGGACCATCCGGCGTCGGATAAATTTTAGTTCTTGGCAGTTCTGGCAATACCAGCCTAGTCATTATATCTAGTCCCTATCAATTTCAATATCCGCATGAGCCCCGACGATAACCTGCTGGGTCTTTGTTGAGTTCTTGAGCTTCAATACCCAGTTGCGGCCCTGCCCGAGCGGGGGCGTTATGGCCCTGTTTGCGTATTCTCCGAGCTTTCCAATGGGCACATGAATTTCGTTTCCCCAGGTAAAGCCACCATCGCCGGACCAGGAAAGAATGTCGTGTGGGCTAACATCAGCGGCGTTCCCGGTAGATAGCCCTACTCCCGGCTCATGCAATATCTGCAACTCGTTTATGCTGATACTGTTCTGATTCTTTCTTATTATTGCAGTCGTTCTGGTCCTGATTATGTCGGTGCCGTCCTCGTCGTAAGCATCGGATTTCAGCTTGTATATCTTTCCGTTCTCAAAGTCCCCAACGATGTTGTTCCCGCGCCAGAAAACGTGATTGTTGACCCGCCACCGTCCGTTCCTGGTGACCCCATCAGTCGTCAGCACCGAGGACCGTTCGTGCCATTGTGCGTTTCCGGTATCGTAGATAAACGTCCTGTCGTCGGTCGGAAACGTAAGGGCATAGAAAGTCTGCCCGTTCTGCTCGTAGGTAAAGCCGATAGCGTCATCTAGTTTGGTTAGTTGAGAGATCTGGTATTCAATGGCCGGAGTGCTTACTTGGCTAGGTTGCAATCCAAGCAACTGAAACACTGCGCCTGCCCCGTTCTTATCTTGCCCGAGGAAATAGACTGCGTTGTTTGCCTTGGCGGACGACCATAGCGCGGGAGAGCCCTGTTCGATGAATGTCCTTCTGGATAGCGCAAACCCGCCTAGTCCCGCGTTAAACCACGGCTCTATCGACTGACTGCCTATTACTATTAGGTCCGTATGGTCAACGAGTAGATCAACTATTCTGTCGGCTTCCTGCCCCGCAGAGTCAAAGTAACCTTCCCAGGTCAGGCCGTCGTTAAAAGCAGATTGATGGATTTCTTGGGTACCCGGAGGGCTCACGAAGTAAAACCCCGCGATAAAGCCGATCTTCGTGCCGTTCGGAAAATCAAGGCTAGTTATTTGCGTCAGTGTATCCGTAGCGATATTGTAGACATACCCGGCGGTACCATCGACGAACGTAATGTCAACCCCGTTCGTCGCCAGAGATACTAGGTTTACGTCTTCCGTGATGGTCCCGGCACCTATTTCCGTTGGCGTTCCTATCTCGTCAATTCGGAAGAAAGACAGTCCCGATACAGCGTACAGGACATTCGTTGTCGGAAACATCCCACGGATAGGGGCAGAGGTACCCAGATCAACTAATTCCTCGAGCCCCGGAGATCCGACAAGTGCAAAGCCCGTGCCGCCTTTCTCGTCGTCGGGGAACGGTCGAAGAAAGTAGTTAACGCATTCCTGGCCCGACAAGAACCGGGACACGTCCGTATAGGCTGGGCCGTTAAAGTTTATGGCTTGTCTTGGCACTTTAAGCCCCTAACAAAGCTTTGGCTATTCTGTTGGCCTCTTTCATGGATTTCGCCACCTCGATGGTTTCTCCCTTTTCTCCATAAGAAGAAACGACATATCCGTTGGCTGCCATTTTGATAGTAACAGATTTCGGCTCTCTATACTCTGAAACAGGCTGTGGAGATGACGACCTTTTAGTTGTTTTGCGTTTTGCCTTTGCCATAGCATCTCCTATCCATACGGTCCTTCGTTAATGTTTCCGACCCTTCTCGTCCCGGTCATCCGAGATAGCTCGTCGAGCTTGACCGGCTCCATTGCGATCCGAAGCTGGTTCTGCTTGTCGATCAGGTCCAGGGCGACGGTAGCCACCGCGATAAGTTCGGCGGAAACTGTCTTCCCCATCCGTGAAGCTACTTCAACCCCAAGGTTCTTGATGATCGCCCGTTCGTATCCGGGCGGAAAATTCACGGATGTCGTCAGCGTGGCGAAGGAAGTCAAAAGGGCGCTCGCGCGATAGTGGAACACATCCGTTGAGTCGTCTGGGGTCGGATAAAAAGAGAACTTGCCTAGAGGAAATTCGGAGGTATATGTGGCGAACCGAGGCCTACCGCTGGATGGTTTGCTCGCTATGCTGCGGTAGATGTCCTGGGTTACAATGCGGACCGGGTGATCGATGCTCCCCGAGTCTCGGATAAAGGCATCGTCCCGAACATCTATGGGCCGGTTTGTGGCGAAATCACCACCAGAGCCAACCGTATACCGCGCCGTCCCGGAGGTAAGGGTTTCGGACTCTTCGGTTTCGGCGGAGATCTTCCGGTTATCGAGGCTCCAGGATTCCAGCATGTTGTTTAGGTCGAGGAAGCAGTCCTGTTCGACCTCCGAGTTGACCGGCTGGCCAACGCCCAGCACCCGAATGTCCTTAAGCGACTTCTCTATGAGCTCCCTTGCCGTTATTGCGGCCATCGGCTATTATTCCTTGTGTTTGGTTGCCCGGTGAACTTTCAATCCGTGTTCAGATAAGGTATCAAAATCGCAATCTCCACAACAGTAAATTGTTGGGCCTTCCTCTTCTTTGTCCTCTTCTTTGTCCTCTTCCGTGGTGTCTTCGGTCATAACCTCTGGACCCGGTTCGGACTCTGGCCCGGGTGGAGGTGCTTCAGCGGTTATGTCTTCCGGCTCCAGGGGTGGCGCTGGCATACAGTCCCGCGTCTCCGGCTTGCCAGGGGAATGAAAGCCGTTAGCCCAGGCCAAGTCAACGGTCTCCTGTGTGGTAAACGTATCCGAGGCGATGACATTGCCGCCCTCGTCCGTCTTCTCCAGGTATACGCTCGGCATCTTTTCGTAGGGAACGCCTTTTCCGTTGCTTAGGTTTCTCGGCCATGCGTAAGCCATAGGTTCCTCCTTGGGGGCCTGAAGCCCCCAGTCAATGGTTAATCTGCTTGCGTCAGGGTAATTCCGGTTGCAGCAACAGCCTGGCCTTTTACATACCAGCTTCCGCCGTCGGACTGAACAGAGACCCAATCGCCTTTTACTGCCGCTGCATCGGTAAATGTGATCGTGTCCTCGTCTGCGCCTGCTACAGCTGCGCCGTTCACAACCGCCAGGCCCCATATGTTATTTTCCAATGAGTTGCCGGTGGTAACCGTGTAACTTGCGGCGGCGGGGGCTTGGTCAACGATAAATTCAAATGCACACCCTGCTGAAACGGTGGAAAGCGCTGGGAGTGCAGACGCAAATTCAGTGGCGGAACTGAGGAAAAACACCTTGCCGCATTCAGCCGCCGTTATGGTGTTAGCGGCTGTTACAACTTCCGTGTTTTGCAACCAGTTTGTCAGGGGCGATCCGCCAGCACTAACCGTACCGGTAACAGCAAGGGTCATGTCCCCAGCAGCCGTCAGCGTCAGATCGTCTGCGGCATCAATGCCTATATCGCCGTTCTCAGCACCGTCGGCATTAAGAAGTATCCCGCCATCCGTGGTCTCCAGGTTGATAGCGTTCCCGGCAACGGCCCCTTGAGCATCGATCTTGAACTGATCCGCTGCGGCTTCCGAGGCAACGCCCAAGATCTTTCCGCCCGTTGCCGTAATATCGATATCAAAAGTAGCAGCTGCGCTGATATCCACGCCCCCGGCACCCGCCGCGATGGTCACGGCATCCGCGATCGCCTCTCCACCCGATATGTGCGTTGACCCATTCGTACAGACAATATCCAGGTCTGAGGCCGCAGCCCCGTCCGCTGTGATGTCGATTCCGCCCGTACTGGTGCTCAAGACCATCGCCGTGGCGATATCTTCCGTGGCGCTGATATTAACGCTGCCGCCCGTATTCGTGATCGAGATATCTTCCCCAGCTGCGCCGGTCGTGGTCATATCGATATCTGCGTTTGAAGTAATATCGATCCCGCCTACGGCTGTAGATGCGGCAATGACAACGGCATCTGCCGCCGCTTCGGTTGAAGAGATATTGACTGAGGAGCCGGTCGCCACGATGTCAATATCTTCGGTGGCCGCTGCCCCGGACGCGAGAATGTCAATTCCTCCAGCCGTCGAACTGATAACCACCGAATCGACCGTGTTCTCTGCACTTGAAATGCCGATCGGTCCGCCCGAATCGATATCGATACCGCCCGCAGTGCCATTAATATCAATGGCTGCGTCGTTCGTCCCCTGAGTGTTCGTGATTACGATACTCTCTGAGGTTCCGGCATTCGTCAGCAGATAGATAGCGCTTGCAGCATCTTCCGTAGAACTCAGGTTGATGGAGGTATCAGTAACGATATCGATGTCCTCTCCAGCCGCGCCGCCCGCTACCGTAATGTCGATTCCGCCCGCGCTCGTGGTAATCTGCAAAGCGTCTCCGGCAGTGCCCGAAGAACTGAGAATCAACGACGTATCCTGCGCCCCGGTCATAGAAAGGGTAAAGTCGTCTGCGGCCCCGTCGGCAGCATGTGTAATGGTGCCTGTTGACCCGTCAAACACGTTCAGGGTCACAACGCCAGTCGTGGAATCCAAATCCAGGGCATTCGTCTCGAAATCCCATAGAATTTCCTCTGAATTCTCGTTCCACTCGATGATCGTATCCGTGCCGTTGTCGATAGTCGCACCGTTTGCAAGGGTCATCAGACCGGCCTTAGAAAACGACCAAGTGTTTGACGTGCCCTCGATGTCCTTCCCGGCCCCGCTCTGCTCGATGTCAAGAGCATCCCCGGAAGTAGCAGCAACGATCTGCATTACATCGTTAGAGGAATTCGTACCCGTTAACAGCACGGCCCCCTGATCTACGGCAATTTCCCGGCCCGCGCCCGCACCTCCGCCATCATAGGCTTCGTCGAGGTTCGCTACATTGCCGGAAGCTGCCCCAATCAGCGAAGTCGCCACGCCGAGGTCGTCCAGGAAGTACATATCGTTTCCAAGTACATAGACGTGGCCGTACCCCGTATCCGCCGTTGCCGGTGCAGCCGCAAGCTCGGGCATCACGATGTAATTCCCCGGGGTGTCCCTGTCTCCATAAAGTTCGATCTGTGAAGATCGGTCCCGCAATCCCGCGTATGCAATCGATGCGACCGCCAGGGCCACTACTAGCGGGATCATAATCTTTTTCCAGTTCATGGTATGCACCTCTCTTTTTTCTGGTTATGGCATCTCCCCCGGCGCTAATACCGGGGGATTATCCATAGTTTACAACCCTGTCAGCCTGTCTTGTCTAGCCCGTGAGCCTCACGCCCAGCTCCGGTCGAACGGTGTCCCATCCGAACAGAATGTCCGCCCTGGTGATCTCCTTGTAGTTCGTGATGTCGAATGCGGTCGCAATGGCAATAGCCAGCCCGAGATCCTGATCCGTTGCCGTAGCCCACTTGACGGACTCTCCGGCACTGGACGGTGTGTCGAACGGAACCATCGTCATAGCCAACGCGTCGGGATGGAAAAGAAGATTCTGCTTGTACGCGGTACTCGCCGCACCCAGGATCGTCACGTTGTCATTCACGGCTGGGATGTCGTTCACAGTCTGATACGGAAGATC